TGGTCCTATGCTGGCGAAACCTTTTACCTGTGATATCCCCCACACCTATCTTTATGGCATTGTATTCTTTGTGGTAAACAATATATAAGATGGTTGGGGACATAGGCATATTATAGGCTATCAAACATATTGCTCGTTTAGAGCATAAGGGGTTTGTATTTCTATTTTCCGCCGAACTTTTAAATGGTGTATAATGTAAACATGGAACCTATTTCAAAAGAAGAAGATACAAGTACTTATAATTTTGACGCTTTAAAAGCAAATACTCCATTTATTGTAAATGGACAGGTTGTAGGACAACACCCAGACTATTTTGATAGATCTGAAATCTATAAGCAAAATTTTGAAAAAATGGGTAGCGATGCAAAAAATATTAAAATTATTAAAAACTTTATTTCTGAAAGAGAATGTAAAATATTAATACAATACATAAATAATTTTTTAACTCCTAAAGAATATCCAGTTAAATGGGATGAAAATCTTGAACCAATTGTTACAAGAAAATCGTATACAAATGTAGAGCCTACATACAAGTATGTTCCATTAGTACAGGATTTGCTAGAAAAAGAATATGGATTTCCAGTAAAAAATAAAAATGTATTTGTTGGAAGATGGGATGCAGGAGATAAGTTAGAATTACATGTAGATGATTTAGGCACAACTAGCACTAATCATATGGCAACGCTTATATACTTAAACAGTGACTATGAGGGGGGAGAGATTGAATTTCCAACTCACAACATATCTCACAAGCCTCAAGCAGGAGATCTTATAATGTTTCCTGGTAATATGCATTATGCTCACGAAGTAAAAACCATTACATCTGGATCAAGATTTAGTATTCCGATGTGGTTTGAATTTGCCTAAAACATGGATGATGATTCATATATCATTAAAGACTGGGCTATAGTTACAGTACCCCGTGTTGGAAGCCATTACTTACAGGAAAGAATATTTGCACATACGGGCAAGTTAATAGTAAAGTATCATGAACCAAAACCTCAAACTTGGGGATATGCAATTAAGGGATTACTTAAACGGGATACTCGTTTTTGGAGTGGGCTACAAGTAGACAAATTAAAAATAATAACCATAGTTAGAGATCCTAAAGATTTATTGACGTCTCATGTGTCTTTAGCCATAAAACAAAGGCATAAGGGGTTTATTGTGGATGACGAAAATCCATTAAACATTGACAATATTAAGATTTTAGCAGAAGAGTATCGTGATAATTATTTAAAACTTGAAAAATCTAGTGTCATAGTTATACATTACGATCAATTAATATCATTCCCATTTGAAGTCACTTCAGCCATAGCCAACCGTATGGGTATTGATATAGTTACAGATAAATATGAGACGAGTCTAGTGGATTTTGATGACTATGTTGTAAGTAGCAAGCAACTACCCGAATATAATGATATAAAAAATATTATAAATGATATAGATATTTCAGATTTTTATCAGGCTTATGATAAAATATCATCTAGGGTTATTGCCCTATAAATGTTATCGAAAATACGCTATATAATATATTATCATGCTATCCCGTGAATCTAAAATAGACTCCATAATTGATATTATTCACGATCAACTTAAGGGCAAACATAAGGATAAGTTGGCAAGGGAATTAGCAGAAGAAATACTAGAAGCAATTGATGACGATACCCCTACTTGGTATGAGCATGGATAAAGAACAAATAAAATATCTTTGCTACAGTTGTGGCATTATATTTATGATAGACATTGATATAAAGGACAAATGGGAACATTGTCCTAGATGCTATAATAAATAGATGACAAAAATAAAATGTTACTACTGTGATCAAGATGCAGTATATACACAACCAGAAAAAGACTCTGGCGTTATTATTGATGTTTGTCAAAGGCACTTCACATTAAGGCATATGGGATAGGAGAAACCATGGCAATTGAAATGAAAGAATGGTCTAAAGAGACTAAGCAAAAGATTCTTCTTTCTGCAGGTATTATTTTTGCAGCAGCCATATTTTTTGCTATTATCTAAATAGGCTGTAGAATATACATTTGTGCATTTAGTACATTTATCCTTTACTTCTGTTGATATGGTTGTAGTAGACGATATTTCATATACCCGCATTTTATGCGCTAGATGTGGATATGAGTCTCTTAAACCAAGTTGACTGCAACGGCTTATAAGAATACTAAACCATAGCGACCGTAGTGGTCATAGGGGGTTTAATATTTCTATTTACCGCCGAACTTTAAAGCAATTAGTAGTGTATAATTAAAAGATGGATAGGGGCTACATTGTCAGAAGAACATACTAAAAAAAGAAAATTGCTTGATGGGTCTGAAGTAAATGATTATGACTATCCTATCGATTTAATTTTACATACCAAGGCTCCAGGAAAATGGAAGGTTATTGATCTTGAAACAGGTCAAGAATATATTGGTTCTGAAATAACACACGTCACTTTTGGGGAGATTTTACGCACTAAAGTAAGTAATGGTAAAATAGGATCTTGGCTTAAAACTAAAAGGAGAGATGGATCTAATGTTGAATAAACCAATAACTTTTCATTGGATGTGGAGACGTCACTGGCAAATAAATGATAGTACTGAAAATTTAGACCTTAAGGGAATTCTTGGCATGGCTAAAGAATTGGACGGGGCAAATGTAAAATCAGTATTACTTCCATATGGTCCAGGTGGTATTGACTTTTCTTTAGTTATACAAGAAGCATTACAAAAAACAAATCAATTAATTATGACTATTGCTTTACCAGCATACGGGGTAAGTCCAGATTATGGTGCAAAGATAGTCGATACTTTAAACCAGTTTGCTCCTAACAGAATTGGTGTGAATCTTGTTGCTGGTAGATGGGGCGATGAGGGGAATGGTCCTAGCGAAAAGTTAGTCTTAGATCATTACATGCATGATTCATCACTTATAGATACTCTTGAAAAAAGAGTTGCAATTTCTAAAGTTTGGATGGATAAATTTATGCTTCTAATGAATAATCATAAATATAAAACTCACATGGCCGTCGTTGGCTCTTCAGACACCACAATTGAAATAGCCAATAAGCATTGTGAATATATATATGTAGATGATAATCTTTTACGTAAGCCTGAGCAATATGCAAAAATAACTAATGCAAAACCAATACTTATTGTAGATCCATTAATAATTGAAAGACCAGAAGATGCCTATAATGTTATTTATGATGATAATGCTCCACCAAGAAAACAGTTTCATCATATAACAGGAACACACAATGAAGTTGTTGCCATAATTAAAGATATTTCAGAAAGATTTGGCATCTATGACTTTATGATACATACAGATCAAAAAGATATTAGCAGATTATTAAAACTAGTAAAGGAGTTTGACAAGGTGCAACTTGATAATAACAACAATATGGAACATTTTGATACCATCGAATTAGATGACAGAAGGCCTGAAGGCGCTACAATTCACCATGAAGTTTTTCAAAAATTAGGAAATAAACCAGAAAATCTAAAAGTTTTTAGCAATTTTATTTCTCCAGAAGAGTGCAATGCTATTATAGAAAGTATAAAAAATTCTAAACCATCATCAGAAAAGCCAGTTCAATTTAGTCCTGACGGAGATCCTTTAACATTTAGAAGAGATTGGGATATTAATCCACACATACATAAATATAGTAATATTGTTCGTGGAGTTATTGAGGCAGAATATCCAATAAGAGTAAAAAATAGAAGCGCAAAAATTGCAGAGTGGTCAAAAAATGACGTTTATGATTTGCTAATAGATGATTTAGGCATTAATGATTATAATAATATGTCTGTAACAATATACCTAAATGATGATTTTGAGGGCGGAGAATATCACTTTCCTGCTCAAAATAAAATATTTAAGCCGAAGGCTGGTGATTTAATAATTTTCCCAGGTAATATGTATTATAATCATGTTATAACTAAAATTACCTCTGGATCAAGATTTACTATTCCTTTATGGTACGAATTTATTTAAATTTACAATGAACATAAAGGATAAAATAGATAATTTATTATTTAAAATTGGACAAGAAATAAAAATACACAAAATTAATTCTGATAATACTATTATTGAAATAGATTATAATAAATATTCTGATGAGATTTTAAAATTGTTTGAAGAATATAAACAATTGTAACTTTACAAACTCATTGCGTTAGTGTATACTAAAAGTATGACTAGTAAAGTTGTTATTTGTCCCGTCTGCAAAAAAGAAACAGAGGTTCGTTGGGGTATTTTTGCTCACGATACCCTTAATA